GAATCACCATATTTTGATGATATATATTATGTTGGTGAAGTTAAAACCATACCTATCAACGAACTGGTTAAACAATTTCCACATTTAACTCAAGAGGAATTAGAGAATATAGTTAAAGATAAAAACTATAATAAAACAAATTATAATCAAGGGTATAGTTATAGCGAGCAAGATAATAACAAAGTTCAAGTTTTATATTTTAATTATAAAACATACATGAACGAGGTTTACAAAGTAAAAGAAACTGGTAGTGGCGCTGATAAGATATTAGCAAAAGACGATACGTTTAACCCACCCAACAAAGACAACTTTGGAAAACTACAAAGATCTGTAGAGTGTTTGTATGATGGTGCTATGATTTTAGGAACAGATAAGTTGTTAAAATGGGAAATGGCTAAAAACATGATGAGACCTAAAAGCGACTATACTAAAGTTAAAATGAATTATAGTATTGTAGCTCCACGTATGTACAAAGGTCGTATTGAATCTCTAGTTCAACGTATAACAGGTTTTGCTGACATGATACAGTTAACTCATTTAAAACTACAGCAAGTACTGTCACGTATGGTGCCAGACGGTGTTTATTTAGATGCTGATGGTTTAGCTGAAATAGACTTAGGTAATGGTACAAACTATAACCCACAAGAAGCCTTAAACATGTTCTTTCAAACAGGATCTGTTATTGGTAGATCATTTACAAGTGAAGGTGATATGAACCCAGGTAAAGTACCAATACAAGAAATACAATCAGGTTCTGGTGGTCAAAAAATGCAAAGTTTAATACAAACTTACAATTATTATTTACAAATGATAAGAGACACTACCGGGCTCAATGAAGCTAGAGATGGTAGTACTCCTGATAAAAATGCTTTAGTTGGTGTACAAAAGCTAGCTGCAGCTAATTCTAACACTGCAACAAGACATATATTACAAGCTGGGCTGTATTTAACATCTGAAACTGCTGAGTGTTTATCTCTTAGAGTTTCTGATATTATAGAATATTCACCAACTAAAGATGCTTTTATACAGCAAATCGGAGTGCATAATGTTGCTACATTAGAAGAGATGGCAGAGTTACACCTTTATGACTTTGGTATATTTATAGAATTAACTCCTGATGATGAAGAAAAAGCTATGCTTGAAAATAATATTCAAATGGCATTGCAACAACAATTAATTGAGCTTGCTGATGCTATTGATCTTAGAAATATTAAAAACATAAAGCTAGCAAATCAATTGCTTAAAATACGTAGAAAAAGAAAGCAAGATAAAGATCAGCAAATACAACAGCAAAACATACAAGCACAGTCACAAGCTAATATACAAGCTCAACAAGCATCTGCTGAAATGGAAGTACAAAAAGAACAAGCTAAAATGCAAACAGAAATGCAGCTTGAACAAATGAAAGCACAGCTTGACGCTCAAAAACAAGCTCAAGAAGTAGAGTATAAAAAACAACTAATGCAATTAGAGTTTCAAATGAACATGCAGCTTGAAGGTATGAAAAATCAAACTGTTAGTAATAAAGAAAAAGAAAAAGAAGATCGTAAAGACGAGAGAACAAAAATCCAAGCTTCACAACAAAGTGAACTTATTGATCAAAGAAATAATGATAAACCACCTAAAAACTTTGAGTCTGCAGGTAATGATATATTAGGAGGCGGATTTGATTTAGGTAGCTTTGATCCTAGATAACAATTATTAATTATTATTATATTATATTATGGAAGAAAACGTAGAAAACGTAGCCAAAGAGGTTACAAAAGTAGATGTATCTAAAGAAACACCAACTGATGGTGTTACTAAAGTAAATTTAGATAAACCACCAACACCAAAAACAGAAGAAAAAAATGAAACCACAGAGGAAATTAAAGAAGATAACGCTGACGACAGCGGAGTGGTTGAGCTCGTTGAAGATGCCGACACCACAGAAAAACAAGAAGAAGTACAACCGGAGACTGAAACACAAGAAACTCCAGTATTAGAAGAGGTTACTGAAGAAGAAGTTAAAGAGCAAACAGAAGAACTAGCTGAAGAAGTTGAAGAGGCTATAACTGAAGCTCAAGAAACTGGTCAAGCAATACCTGAAAATTTACAAAAAGTTGTAGATTTTATGGAAGAAACTGGTGGTACATTAGAAGACTATGTGCGTCTTAATCAAGACTTTTCTAGTTATGATGATATGACAGTTCTTAAAGAGTACTACAAACAAACAAAATCTCACTTAACATCTGATGAAATTGAATTTTTAATAGATGATTCTTTTTCGTACAATGAAGATGAAGATGGTGATAGAGAGATTAAAAAGAAAAAAATAGCGCTAAAAGAGCAAGTTGCCAGCGCTAAAGCCCACCTGGACGGGCAGAAGTCCAAATACTATGAAGAAGTTAAAGCTGGTTCTAGGTTAACTACCGAGCAACAAAAAGCTATAAACTTTTTTAATAGATACAACAAAGAGTCAGAAGAAACTCAAAAAATAGCGGATCAACAAACTAATACTTTTAAATTAAAAACTCAACAAGTTTTTAACGATAAATTCAAAGGTTTTGAATACAACGTCGGAGATAAAAAATATAGGTTTAACGTGAAGAACGCTCAAGAGACTAAAGAAACACAAAGCGACATTAATAATTTTGTCAAGAAGTTCTTGAATGAAAACAACGAAATGTCAGACGCTAAAGGTTATCACAAGTCTTTATACGCAGCAATGAATCCCGACGCTATTGCTAAGCACTTCTACGAACAAGGTAAAGCAGATGCTATGAAAGATAGTGTTGCCAAAGCCAAAAATGTAAGTATGGATCCTAGACAATCGTTTTCAAACGATAATACTAGCGGGCCAAAAGTAAGAGTACTTAACAATGATGATTCTCCTAACTTTAAGTTTAAAATTAAAAATAAATAAATAATAAATTTAAAATAAAAAAATATGATTTCAAATCCTGGAGGTAATTTAAACAGTGTGCCTGCTCCAATACAGCAAGCATTACAAACAAATTATCTTGATCTTTCATCTGCATCAAATGCAGGTTGGGGACAACAATATGTACCAGACCTAATGGAGAAAGAAGCTGAAGTTTTCGGACCGAGAACTATTTCAGGTTTCTTATCACAAGTTGGGGCTGAAGAAGCGATGACTGCTGACCAAGTTGTTTGGTCTGAGCAAGGTCGTTTACACTTATCTTACAAATGTGAAGTAAAATCAACAACTACTATTGAGATTCAATCTGATATTGATGGTAACAATTCTGATACTACTAACGGTATTTCTGGTTCTGGTAACAGTCCAATTAACCACGGTGTTAGAGTAAACGATACTATTATTATATCTGATGCAACTAACGGTGTAGTTAAAGCATTAGTTACAGTTGTATCTAACGATACAATTACTGTAGCTCCTTATGAAGCTACTACGTTGACTGGTACTACAGCTGCTTTAGCAACTACAATATTAGTTTATGGCTCTGAATACGGTAAAGGTACTAGATACGATCACCCTGATGGTACTTTTAACACTCAAGATGGTAGAGGTGCTAACGAGCCTTCGGTTCAAACATTTACTAACAAGCCAATCATTATGAAAGACTACTACGAAGTTTCAGGTTCTGATGCTTCTAGAATTGGTTGGATTGAAGTTTCTTCTGAAGGTGGTGCTTCTGGTTACCTATGGTACTTAAAAGCTGAAGCTGACACAAGAGCTCGTTTTAACGATTACTTAGAGATGTCAATGCTAGAAGCTGTACCTGGTGCTACTGATGGTTCTAACACTACGGCTGATACACAGTTAAATATGGCTGGTGCTAAAGTTGGTACTCAAGGTTTATTCGATGCTATTGAAGACAGAGGTAACATTACTACTGGTGTAACTGGTGTTAATGCTGCTACTGATTTAGCTGAGTTTGACGCTATCTTAGCTGAGTTTGATTCTCAAGGTGCTATTGAAGAAAACATGATGTTCGTAAATAGAGCTACTAGTTTAGCTATTGACGATATGTTAGCTTCAATGAATTCTTACGGTGCTGGTGGTACGTCTTATGGTGTATTCAACAACTCTGAAGATATGGCATTAAACTTAGGTTTCTCTGGTTTCAGACGTGGATCTTACGATTTCTACAA